GCCTCGATGGCCTCGATCAACTCGCCATAGGCCGCCACCGGCAGCGGGCTGGTCTCGCTCACATCAGCATAAGAGCCGTCTGCGCCGAATCCGGTTTTGATGCGTTGGTACTTGACTCCGCCGATGTCGTCGCTGGCTATGACATCGCCGCCAGTGCCGGGATTGAGGGTTGTGTTATCTGCCATGCGTTAGCTCCAGGTTGCGGTAACTCGCGGACGAAACGCCGAGGATGTCAGCGAGCCGGGTACGTAAGTGGGGAGCGAGAGGGTCGGCAGCGCAGATGCTGCGGATGCGGGTATCCAGATTTGCCGGGGGGCGAAGAGCTGCCAAGGGTCTGCGGACACTTGCCTGATTTCGGCATCAGTCAAGGCTCGCCCCCAAAAAACCCCCAGCACAACATTGGTTGCCGCGTAAGCCGCCCCGCTACTCGCTCGCACAAGCCCTGATATACCAACCTGCACCGCTGCCGATGTGCCTGCGGGCGATCCAGAAACGGAAGAATCAGGAATGCCATCAACGAAACTATCCAATACACCGTTCTGGAATCGCATTACCGCAAGGTGCGGTACACCATCTTCAAAAACCGTTGCAGATGTGTCTGAGCCGACGATGTCAGTATTGGGCGCTCGATACCACAGCCGCATCTTTGTCGCAGTTGAAGCACTCGAACCAATGAAAAAGATATAGCTCGATGCGTCAGCTAATCCGTAGCATCGCCGGTCTGTTGACTGTGCCCCCATCACTAGCGCCATCACCGTTTGCCCGTCTGAGGACGTCACCGTACCTGGAATATCCCGATAAAACGCTTGGCTAGAACCATCTCCCTTGAACGCGATGCCTTTGCTCGTTGGATTGAGCGTGGGAGCGCCAATCCTTAGATACGGGCCGATTGCTGGAATATCTGCCGCACGTACACCAACCGCCAGCGGATTGCCCCAATCCACCTCCACCGCATCTTGCGGCTGGGAGTCCCACGGCAGATTGAGCGCGATCCCAGACACGTTACGGCGTCCCGACAGTAAACGGCCGGATTTTCACGACAGCGTTTGTCCCGCCGTCGTTGTTCATGTTCTGCGCCGTGCCGTTCTGGATGTAGAAGTCCACCAGGCGGCACCCGTTGAGGTTGATCGTGATCGTGCGCCGCTGCAACGCATCGACCGCCGCCATGACCCACGAGCCAAAGAACCGCGCCCCACCTGAAGCCGTGCCGCTCGGGGCGTCGGTGTCGTCGTCCGTGCCATCCGTGTCCTTGAGAACGCCCCACAGCGAAACGACAGTCCCGGCAACAGGTGCCGCCGCCCAGTCAGGGGCCTCCAGCATCGCCTCGGCAAACAGTGCGTAGGGCACATCAGCGTCGGTCGTGTTGTCGAACGTGGCCGATGGTGCGCCCGAGAAATTACCGGCCGCGATGTCGGTGGCAGTGTTGATCACCGTCTGCGCGGTGCCGTAGAGCATTCGGGTGGCAGTGGCCATTACACCCCCTGAATCACGACGCCGACAGCAGCATCGACAGCAGTCTGCACGGCAGCGTCAGTCGCCCCGGTGATTTGCGCCAGCGTTGCGGCTCGGTTTTGGATCAGCACCGGCCAAACCATGCGCGTGGCCTCTGCTTCCGGGTTGCCGAATACCTTGGACGCCCAGCGCACCCGCGCCTGGTGGTTCGGTGCGCCAGTGGACTCCACTCGGATGTTGTCGGCGGCGACCAGCGTGGCGATCTTGATTTTCTCGACCAGCCCGCTGTTAGCCGATGCGGTCACAAGTTCTGCAAATGTGGCCATGATCAATTGCCCTCAGTGATGACGAAGCTCGTAACACTCACCGGCTGCCCCGAAACAATCGTGGTCGTCGTCAGGTTCAAGTCAGAACCAGAAGTGCCTACATCGCCATCAAGCACGAAGTTAGACCCGCCCGACTGCACGATGCGAAACCATGTCGCCGTGCCCGATGCGTTTGCGCTGCTGTCCTGCGTGATAGCGTTGAGCGTCAGCACCCCAGCAGAAGCCGCAGGGGCAAACGTAGCCCCGCAGGTAAGCTCCGCAAGCAGCGTGGTCGCAGTGCCGCCCCGAGCAGGGCGTGTGCCGTCATAGATGCGCAGCAGTGCGTTAGCGCCTGCGCGAGTCGTGATCGCGTCCAGCATTGCGTTTCGAATGCTTGTGGTGTCGTATGCAAGTGCCATTTCTATACCTCTATTGCGCCGGTAGCGCGGCCATCAGGGCCACGCTGTAAAACCCGGTTACGGGGCTTGGAAATCTGCGCGATGATTTCGGCTTGGCTTTGCTGCTGCAGGCCCATCAGGTTTGCCATGTTCTGATTGATCGCCTCAACCAATTCAGCCAGTGCGCTAGTTGGCTTTTCCTCGCCTTCTTCATCGATCTCAGTCGTTCCGTCTTTGGATTTCGCGCTAATCGCAGCTTGCTTCAGGCTTGTCTTGGCTTGAATCTCGGCCACCGTCACCTTAGTAGACGCTTCAAGTTCAGCCTTCCAGCGGTCGAACTCCAGCCGCTGCGCCTCTGCCGTCGCCGTTTGCTCTGCCTTCATCTGCTCGACCTGAGCATCAATCTGCGCCTTGAACTGAGCTAGCTGCATGTCCGATTGCAGGCGCATCTGGTCGGCCTGTTGAGTGGCCTGCATCTTCGCCTGCTCAATCTGCATCCGGCCCTGCTCGACTTGCTGCTGTGCTTGTAGCTTCAGCATCTCAGGGTCAGGCGGCGGCTCTGGCTTTGGCTCTTTCGCCTTCTCAGCCGATGCGGAAATGAACTGCTCTAGGCTCGCCTCCATGCCCTGCCCCGCCTTGAACGAGCGAACGCCGAACATAAGCATCTCACCGAGCAGCGGGGCCAGTTCTGTCGGGGCCTGCACAGCTTCGCGGATAAACCCGCCTGCTGCCGTCAGGAACTCCAGCCGGTCGGCCTTCTCCTGCGCCTCGTCCAGTTCGACCATTGAATCGCTGGCGACAGAGATGCGGAAAGAACGAACGACATCGTTGCGCAGTAGCTCGATGGCCTGCGGCAATAGTGCGGCGTCTTTCGATGTCTCCATCGACGACATCTTGACCAGCACTTCAGGCCGATACATGCTGCACATGATCTGCGCCTTCATCCTCAAGATGTCCGACGCCATCCGCGCAACGTCCATCTGGATATGCTTCAGGCGAAGGCTTGCAAACTGCGACTTGATCTGCTGCGCCGTCGCTGTTTCACTCGCAACAGATGCGCCCCGGATGATGTCCGATAGGCCGGTAATCTCGTAAATTACCTGCTTCGACTGATCCCGCGCTTGGTAGAGCGCCGCAAGAGCCTGCAAAACAGCATCAACCGGAAGAAAATCAACCGTTCCCTTGAGTCCGCCCTTTTCGGCGAACATCGCCCAAGTGGACACCGGAATCAACTGGTTATCGACGCCTTCATCAAGCATCCGCTGGACGCCCTGCTGGCTTGAATCGTAGACCCCGACCACCTTGACAGCCCGCACCAGCAGCGAAATGCGCTCGGTGATCTCGTCCATCTCTTTCGCTTGGTCTTGATACTGCCTGAAGTCAGCGACGGGAATCAGCGTATCCGTCGTCAGGGATGCGTACAGCGGCTTAGGACACGGGAAGAAGCCTTCCAGTTCTAGTGGATCAGGGCGAACGTCCAGAATCTCTTGTGCGCCCTCTGCGTGCCAGTAAACGACTTTCTCGCTCTTGTCCCATATCTCCCAGACTTTCGCCTTCTTCATGCGATCAAGCTGGTCGGCGCTTGCCCCGTTCGACTTCATCTCATCGATGCCGATAGGCTCATGGCTCAGTGGAACGTCCTTGAAGATGTCGCCGAACCGTTTCATGCCCTCGTCGCGGGACATGTAGACCAGACGCGCCACCCACGATACTTCCTCCCATGTCCTAGCGGGCGAAGTCCTGAAGTCTTCCCAGAACACGTAATCGACCGGGCTGCACTCGTATGCGCCCATGCTCTTGGCGTTTGCATCGTCCGTTACCTGAGCATCAGGAACGCCAGCATCCTCCGCAGGCTCAAAGCGAATCCAGACCACGCCACGCCCCGGCAACAGCCTGTCCAGCACCGCGTTTCTCAGCGCAGAGTCAAAGTCCGAATAGTGGTCGATCTCAAATTGAAGCGCCCGCTCCAGCACTTCGCTTGCGCACCGTCCAACAGGGTCAGCATCCTTGAACCTACGCGATACCTCTGCCTTGGGGCGCTTGGAGTACACCGCAGGGGCGAGCGTTTGGACGTTTGACCAGAGTATGTTGTACTTGCGGGCGCTATCAGACAGCCCGCGATCGTCCCGATACCGCTTGACGATCTTCCGGCCAGCAGCTAGAAAGTCTTTGTCCGTCTTCTTCGCTAGCTCTAAGTCGGTTGACCAGCGGCGAGCCAACCCGCCCCGGTCAATCTCTTTCTCGTCCATTACGCAACAAACACCGTCACGGTGCCAGTGCCGCCGATAGTGACAAAACACCCCGTGGAAAACGCCGCAGGAATGCGCAGGAACTGCCCTGCCGTCAGTGCTGCAGTCGTCTCAAGGATTACCGTACCCGTGGCCGTAAGCGAGTCCCACACTTTGATGGTG